TGCCCAGGTCAACATACTGGTCGTTTACAAAGGCCGGGGCCACCTGGTCCAGAAATCCCGCCGCCTGATTGTTTGAGCTTGCCGCATCGGAAAGCAATGCGATCTTGAGATTTTCGTTGGTCATCTCCCGAAGACCGAATGTAACCTTGGCCTCGGTCTCGGTGATCTTCTCGATGAGCGTGCCCCTGGCCGCGTTGCGTGTGCTCTTGAGTTTATCGGTGCTCACCGCGAGCCCGAATGCAAGGTTTTCGAGCTCACCCAGATCATGAAAGCTTGCCCCCCCGACCTCGCCTACATAGGCCCTGCCGGTCCCGTAATACCGTATATTGTCCGCGCTTGATGCCAATCCTATTCCCATGTCAAGTCCTCCCTATAAAATTTTATTGATTATGCCTTCCGTTTTTCCATCTCTTCAGCGGTAATTTTTATTTCCGCGTAATGACACAACATGTTTCCGAATTTCCGGATGTCCACAATCTCCACGGATGGAGGAGAGCAATACCGCACCGTGCCGTTCAAGGTCCGCTTCTCTCTAAGGGCCGTGCAGATCCCCTCAACGATTGTGTCCTGAAAATAAATTTCGGTTATATCCTCATCCTTCAATCCGTAAATGCAGATAATTTTAAGCTCATGAGCCCGCACATCCTGTCCCGTATGGCCTGATTCCTCCTCCGGGGTTCGGACGCGGGTGATCATGCACCCGTTTATCTTGTCGTTCGAGTCCTTGAACAGCTCCAGGAACCTGGGCCAGGTAGAGGACCATCGCTGATACTCGTGCACCGTCCCTATCCCGGTCACGGTCCTTATTGTCGTTGCCACCTGCGCCCTCACAGCCGTCAAGCTCATTGCAGTCTCCTCCGCACCTCATCCGGAATCCGGTCCAGGATGGCCTCAATCGCGCCCTGGTTCTCTTCCCATGCGTTAGTGAACATATAGGCCCCCTCCGTGCCTTTTTCCGCGATCTTGCGGGCGATAAGAAACGCCACGCTTGCCGATTTCTCCGGGCCTATGCCCAGCTTCTTTTCCACCCAGTATTTAATGGGCTCGATGGGCGGAAAATGGGGTTTAGTGCCGTACTCCACCGGCTCGCCGTATTTTGCAGGCGATCCCAGCACACCCTCTATTACATCCCCCGAGGCGTTGACCTCGGCATCTATCGTCTGCATCAAGTGCACAGGCCCGGCCCCGTAAGGCACATGTTTTTTTACAATCCGCTCCAGGTACATTAATACTTCCGTAACCTTGGAAACGGTTGCCTCCCGAACCGCACCTGGAAACGCACTGAATAATTTATTGACCTCGCTAAGGTCATAAGTCGTCTCGATCATGCCAAATTCCTCAATGCGTTAACCGGACGCGCCCGGAAGCAGGGGCGTCGGCAACGATCAAAAAGCCGGGCTGCGGGTCATCGGGCGATATCCCCATATGATCGTAATACCGCTGTCGCAAGGCCTTAGCCCTGCGGCTGTACTCATCGCCCTTACTGCGGTAATCCACGCTGTCCGCGCTGATTGTCGGGTCGCCGGTCTGCGTGTATATATTGGCCAAAAGGTCGCAGCAGTTCGCAGCCGCTAGGGACGCGACGGCGTCTTCATCGCCGGTCCGCACGTCCGACTCGGCGCGCATAACGGTAAAGGTCACGCGCACCGATTCGCCTGTCGCAGGCTCTTCCTTAAGCAATCTCAGGCTCTGGCCGCTCGGGGTTTGGTAAAGCGCCCAGTTATCATTGTCGATCATCACTGGCGGCACTTCGCCTATCGGGTATTCCACGCCCTTGATGGTGGAAAACTCATTAACCCACTCGCTCGGCAACGCCAGGTCATGGCTGTCAGCGCCCGACAGGTCTTTAACTGCCGTCTTAGGCAGGTGTTTGCTGTACAGCGCCAGTGCTGCGGTCACAGCGGGCGTATAATCGCCATCAACCGTCAGCTTGCCGCTTTCATCCTTCACCTTTCCTTGCACCAGATCGATCAGAGCCATTATCAATTTCCTCGTTTGTTCTCCCGTTTTCCTTCTCTTAAGATAAGGGGATGCCAGGAGGGGTTATGTTAAAATATCCGTCAGTCCTTAAGCCAGGGTGAGGCGCTTGTCCTCACCCTGAATAAAGACTGAAACCCTATAGCCTTCTCAAAACAAGCAAGACCGTAAGATCCGTCAAACTCGGCGTTGTCCCCCCAAGCGTCAACACAAGGGTCATGGTAGCCTCATCGGCAAGGGCGGCATCGGAAATCGTCGCGGAATATATTGTCCCGGCTGCCGCGAGAGAAACGGCGGAAGAAAGCACCGTTGTCCCTCCTTCCTGCAAGTCCACCGTGTACGTCTCAGTCGTATCGGTAAAATCAAGAGTAACGGCGCATGCGGTCATGCTTATCAAAGTGCAGGGATAGGGCAGTCTAAATTTAATGGGTGTGGCCGTCGCGGTAATTGCCCTGCTGAATGTCAGAGGCATCACAATATAACCGGAACTGGCCGGCGAAGGGTTAGAGGTCGCGGCCATCGCAGGGCTTATGCAAAGCAGCGCCAGCATGGCCATAACCAGCATCATTGTCGTAAAAGAATTAATCCATTTTTTCATAACATCCTCCAAATCTAATTGTTTTTATAATGCGCCCCATTGAAAGGGGCGCTCATTTCTTTTCATTCATCATTCGACGTTGGATGCCTGCCCGCCGAAGCCTCGGCGCAGGCGGGTTCAACGTTCAACGCTCAGAGCTTTTACGCCGCCACAACCGCCTTATAGCAGCCCCTGTAATCCACCACCTCGCACTCGTACTCATGGCGGATCTTGTACTGGACTTTATCGGCTACGAACATCTGCCCGACCGCGGCCTGATCCGCGATGAACATCTCCGGCTCCTGCTGGCCGTTAAGGAATGCCAGCTCCAGGATCTCGATATCGTTCGGGTCCGCGAACATCAGCCAGTCTGTGGCGTCGGTCATGAACGGATTCTCGAACAGTCCCTCGGGCTTGAAAAACCCGAACATGCTGTTGCCGTCGTCAACATCCACGGCCTGGGGATTGAAGTTGTTCACGTTCGAGACAATCCCAAAAAGCTCGGACGGATAAGCAACCGTAACGGGCCTCAGCATCAGGCGCTCTCCGCTGTCCGGCTCGGTCTGCGCCGCCATCGCAGTCTTTGCGGCCAGGGCGGATGCAATCCCGTATGCGGTCGAGCCAAGGTTCCCGTGATCTGCGTGGAATATGGCCTTGCTGTCGCCCTTGTACGTGGCATTGCTTATAAAAGGCGTCCAGCAGCGTTTGGCCAGGGTCCTTCGGGCGGCCCTGGGAGCGCGGCTTACAATCTTCTGAACCAGGCGCATATCATCGTTGATGATCATCTTGCGGGTAATCGTTATCAGGCCGCCCTTCTGGTTGAGGGCATAGGTGATCTCCTCTTCCCCCACCTCGCTCAGATCCTGGTAATCGTCGGTCTCCGGATCGACATCCGGCAGGTCCCCGTAATACCCGATCCTCACGCTTTCCATAGTGCGGAAATCCCTGGCATTGCGGATGTTGTTGCCCACCAGTCTGGAAACGCCCAGGTCGGGCTGTTCGCGGAAATCCTGCACTAGGCGGCGGTACAGCGAATTGCCCAGGGCATAGGCAAAGGTCGTGCTGCCGTATGCGGCCTGCAGCTTCGCGGCCTTTTCCGCATCCAGATACCCGCGGATCTCCGTGTCGCCCGTCATCTCCACATATGCGGCCCGCAGGGACTTCATCGCCGGAACGTCCTTGTACTTGTCGTCAACGCGCACCCCGAACATCTTGTCGAATGCCGCCTGCATCTTTTCCACCCCGCTCCGCAGCACTTCAACGCGGCCACCGCCTGCGCCTGTTATATTTCCAGACCCGGTCAGCTCATCAACCAGGGCCTTTTCGTCGATGATCGCGGCCTTAAGATCTTCGACCTTAAAGACCTTCCCTTCGAACCGTTTGCGCAGGTTTGCCTGTGAGCGAGGAGGCAGTTTGCTGGCCTCCAGTTCCCTGTCCAGGGTCATGCCCGCGGCCAGCAGCTTGACCTCGTTAAGCTCCGCACTGCCGTTGTCTTTGCCCTTGACCAGGTCCTTGATCCCCGCGACCACTGCGGCCACAAGCGTTTCATTGTTTTCCGCTCCGGCGTCCTTTACCGTTGCCGCCGCTATCATCTCTACAGCCTTGTCCTCGGTAATGCTTCCGTTCGCCATCCCGTCCGTTATCTGCTTGTGCAGCTCCGGACGCGCCTTTGCCAATCCCGCCATCAATCTCTCAAACATGTCCTCGTCTCCTCCCTGGCTGACAGCCGCAGCCGCAGCCATGCGAATAAATTTACCGTTATTGGTCGGGTCATACACAACGTCCACCTGGACGGCGACGATCTCGACCGGTTCCTTGTAACTCTTTCCGTCAGGCCCTCTTTTAACCACGGCCTTTGCAGCAACGTCATGGGAAAGCCCCAGCAAATCAGGGTTGCCCCGCTCATGCGAGTCTACCAGCGCGTCCCTCAGCCACTTTGCGCTTTTAAGGATAAACAGGTCCGCCTCGATGCCCGTGCCCGTATCCGTTGCGTTTTTAAGCCAGCCTACAAGCTCCTTCACGGACTTGCCGAAGGGTTTCTGCATGGCCTGGTGCTGCGATTCGTTAAGCGCAAACACCTTCGCGTTTTCATACAGGCCGATCGCGGCAACCAGCGGCCCTCTGGGCCAGTTGATCCTGCCGTCCTTGCCCATGCCGTACTCCACAACCTGCACCCGCCACTGGTATCCGTAATCCTCGGACTTCGGGTCCCCGGACGCGGCCAGGAGTTTGCCTGCTGCCTGCATCGGCACATACTCAACCTTTTTCTGCACCTCGATCGGCGTTGAGCCCAGTGTGACCTTGCCGTTTTCGTCCAGGCTGTAATCGATCTTGTACAACCGGCCCGTGGCTTCATCCTCGTAGATGAGGAAATCATCGAAGATCATGGAATCGCTCACCCACTTGCCCTGGCCCAGAGCCTGCCGTATAAGTTCGCAAATCTGTCCGAATGATAATTCCATGTTCACGCTCCTTTACTTTGCGCCTTCGCCGGTATCGGCAGAGGCGTCGTTTCCGGATTTATCCTCATTGCCTGCAGAGGATGCGCCTTTTCCGTCGCCCTTTTTCAGGGTGTACTTTTTACCGTCCGCGGTGGTTATTACAATGCGGCTGAACGTTTCACCGGATGAAACAATATCGCCCACTGTTAAAGGGCGGGAAAAGGCCTTCCACGTCCTCTTGCCAGTTTTCTTGTCTTTCTCTTCCTTCGAGCCTGAAAATACAAGCCCCTCCAGCATCTTCTTGTCAATCTTAGTAGCCATTGCCGATCTCCTTTGTGTAATTTGTTGTTAATTACAGAATCAGCGCCAATCTGCGCAATCTGCGGATCATGCCGCGATTTTCATCTCTTTCCCCTGCGCCCATTCCTCTTTCCAGGGAACAACCTCGCACCCGCAATGTATCACCTCTTCAAGCGCCGCCTTCGGGTCTCTCGGATAATCGATGCTCAATGAGCCGATAACAAACGGGACATTCACATCCTGTCTCTGCCCGTGCAGCAGCAGGTGCGTATATCGCGGTTTTTTAGGGTGTCCTGCGTGCCACCATTCTTTCTTCAGTCCGGTCACGCTCTTTACCGCCTGCTTCATGTTTTCCAACGTGGCCGTGGAAAACACCCTGCCCATCTCCGTCTCCGTTATCGTCTCGGCCCGTGTAAACACGTTCCGGAATATGCCGGGATCTTTCAATGTCCCTGCAATGGATTTTGCGACTTCATAGGGCGTCTTCTGTCCCAGAGCGCCCAGGGAGATCTCGCCGTTTATCTTGTTCCACGCGGCCTCTGTCAGGCCCTCCAGCCGGGTGGAAGCAAAGTCCTTCAGGGTGTCAAGAAGAGTTTGTCCGAGCATGTGATACTGCCCGCTCACCGATATCCCGCCCGCGGACAGCGCCTTTGTCACCAGGTCGCCGCCGTCGTTCCACATCCCGGAAAGCCGTGAATCCAGTTCCCTTTTTGCCGCGCTCTCCGTGTCCGCAATGGCCTTTTCCAGCATGGCCCTGTTCTGCCGCATGTAATAAGCCGTATAACTATCCGATGACACTCCCTGCATCTCGGCCATAGCCTGTCTTCGCAGGTCCTCGAATATCCCGCGCATGGCCTTGGCGCCCGATATCATCCCCTTATTCTTCAGGTTCAGCTGGCGTTGTATTTCCTTTGTTACCTTCATCTTCCTGATCTCTGATTCCTGACTTCTGACCTCTGTTTTTATAATCCTCATAACCCGGCGCTGCATCTTCGTCGGGGGTGTACTCATAACCGATAAAAGCCATGAAGTACGCGAATGCCTTTGCCGCCTCTTCATTGGATATCCAGCCGTTGACCTCAGCAACGGAAAGGGCGGTCGCCACCTGGGTCAGCATGGACGAAAGCTTGGCAACGTCCTTGTCGCTCACTTCCGGTGTCTGCACCTCATAGTCATAAAGCTCATCATCGGGCACGTCGTACAGCACACCCGTTGACTTGGCCTTTAAAATTACGAAATCGAACACCAGCTCCAGCATGTTCTTTGTGCGCTCCTGGCGGGACTCTATGATCTTGCGTGAGGGCGCGTCCATCTCCGAGGCAGTGGCCCTGTTCACGTCGCCGCCCCCGCCGAACCAGTGCTCGGGCAGGCCCACGCTGCCCAGTATATGGTTCCTGTGCAGCCTGGCCGCCTCCTTCGAGTCCGACGCCTTCAGGTCCGGGGAAACCGCCTCGGACTTGACGTTCTCGTTGTGTATAAACGCCCCGCCGTTCTTTGGCGGCGTATATCTCGTCCGCTCCTCCTCCAGCTTTTTCTCGTCCGCCCCGGTTACGGTTACGTCCCAGAAAAAAGAATTGAATCTGGAGTATTTCTCCGAGCTATCGTAAAGAAACTGCTCATAACCGTCCAGATGATCCGCCACGACAAAGAGGTCGGACGTGCCGCGCATCTCGTTTGTAAGCGCGTTGACCGTAAAGAAAAAACACTCGCCGTCCGTGAACGTCTCCCTCAGCGCCTTGCCCTGCTCGGACAAAAACTCCTCATTCTCGTCGGCGAGCACAATCTTCAGCCTGCGCAGTCTGGCGTTGCTGTCATTGCCGCTTACCTCGATCCCGATCTTTATCTTCACGTTCTCCGGGTCCGCGTAAACCTGGCTTATGTAAGCGGGATCCACATATCCCAGCCGCACCCGGCCCATGTTTTCGCTCACAAAGACGGGCCACAACTGTTCGCCGTAGATCCCCAGTTCCCTCACAAAATTTTCCCAGTGCAGATCCATGCGGTTCACGGGATCAAACCAGAAATCCTCCAGAAGCTTTTGCACCTTTTCGTTTTTGCAGGTAAAAGGCGTACCCTTGGCGGTCACAAACGCGGTAATAACCTCGATAATCCATCTGCCCAGTGGGTTCGTTTTCCACAGCCAGTAAGCCACCTCGATGGCCCTGGACTGATCCATCATGGGCAATTCCCGCGTAGGCGCACCTGTCAGCTTACGCCACCCGATCATGCTCAGCTTGTCGCTGACAGCCGCAGGCAGCCGGTCCTTCACCGCCTTCTCGATCTCAGTTGATAAAAGCCTTTCAACAATAAATTGCTTAATGCCCATTTTACTGACCTCTGATTTCTGATCTCTGACCTCTGGCCCTTCCGAACACCCTCGCCATCAATCCCTGCGGCCTCTCGGCATGATAATGATCCTTATCCGGCTCCTGTGGAGGAGCAGCCGCGGCTGTCGCGCCTGTCGGCATTGCATGTTTCGCCAGGGCAAGCGCCCAAAATCGATCCGAGTGTCCGCCCGGCCCTGTATCCGCCTCGAAGCGTATATTCCCGCCGCCGTAGTCGTCTTTTTAATACCCCTGAGATCCGCCCTTATGTCGTCATTGCGAGGGATGCGGATCGTTTTATCTTCGAATGCCGCCCGCACCGGAAACGCCAGTTCCTCCTTGACCGGGCCGGAAAAACGCACCGCCTCGACCTTGTATTGCCCGAACTTCTGCTGTGCCCGCTCGGCGAACTGCATGCCCAGGCCTGTATTGTCTATGCAGCACCTGCGCGTCTGCGGAAGAGAAAGCCAGTGATAAAGCTCGGCTTCCTGCGCGTTGAATGCCTTATTGCGCATTACAACAACCTTGCGAGTCAGCAATATCCCCGCGACCGGCTCCAGTACCCAAATGACCGTCAGGTCGTGCTTCCTGCCCATATCAACGCCTACATACAAAGGCCCTGTTTTTTCGCCGTCAGGCCCGTATCCGTCCCGGGACATCTCCCATTTTTCATTGCCCGGATACTCACAGGCGGCAATCATGTCATAGCTTAAAAACGCGCCTTCATCGTCCGCCGGCACGCACATGTATTCCTGGAGGAATTGTTCTTCGGAGGCGCACTGAGATCGGATGAAGTCAAAGTATTCCGCCTCGTCCATGCCCTGCCTTATGTCGGTTATCGGCAGGCTCTCCTGGAGTTTAAACAAGAAGCCCTGATCAAGCGCATTCTGTAAAGTAACCGTATGCAGGGACATCCCCATTGGATTGCCACGGTACTTGATGTCCTCAACCAACTGGTTAAAAAAATTATGACTCCCCCTGTGGGTGGAGATAATCTCAAGCTGCCCGCCCCAGGTGATGCCCGGTTGCGCTATCGAATACAATTTTCGCGGATCGGGATGCAGCGCGAATTCATCGAGCACGCGCCCGCCTTTCTTGCCCGCCTGGGCGTCCGGGTTGCTGCTCATGGAGTGTATCCGCTTGCCGTTCGCGAAACGCAGCACATAGGCGCTTATCTTTTTTTCCTCATCGATGATGACCGAGCCCAGGTTCTCCGCGGCCATGTGAAAGAGCCTGGCGAACCGGCTACAATCTTCGAGGAAAAGCCGGGCCTGTATATCGTCTCGGCTGGAGACCCACTGATCATGCCTGGCGTCCTTTGCCGCCGTTCTCTCCACACAAGCGTCCGCCGTCGCCCATGAGATCCCGATCTGCCGGGATTTTTCCATGAGTTTCAATAGATTATGATCGTCAATCCATTTAGTCTGATAGGGCAGAAAAACCCGTTTCGGATCTGTAGGAATATTTTTTGCTCTGCCCTTATGTTTCATGATTCGCCTTTGCTGTTCTGCTTTATCTTTTAACCGTAAACTTTTAACCGTGAACCTTAAAACTTCTTACAACACTTGCTCCCTGATCGATTTGATCTCCTCGTCGCTCAGGAGCCGATCCTTCCTGTCATCCTTGGCCGCATACTTCATCTTCATCTCATCCAGCAGCCCCATTGCCTGCTTAAGATCCTTAATCGCGCCCAGGTTGATCGCTCCCGGCTGCGCAAGCATACCCCTTAGTTTCATTTCAATCGCATCCTGAAGCGCATTTACGGCCTCCTGAGGGGTAGAAATCGGCCTGCTTTCCAATCCCGTACCGTCCGTGTTTCCGTCTGTCCCCCTCTGGAGGGGGTTAAGGGGGAGGTCAGACGACTGAGTCGCCTTCTCCAGCGCCGCGAACGCATAAACCTTTTGCGGGTCCAGGGAGATCATGGCGTCCTTGATGAGCTTCAGCTTGGTCAGAGTCGTATATCTCTGGATCTCGCCCGCCGCGTCCCGGTACTCCCTGCGTTTCGCCTTCCACCCGCCCTCGACAGACCAGTTCTGCAAAGTGCGTTCGTTTATC